TATGCTCCTTTTTTTACTCCTTTTATAACACCTTTGTTCTTAGATGCATAGAATATCTTTTCACCCTTCTTTTTACCGTACTGTTTCTTCATGGATTTCATAATTTTTTTACCTTTTTTGTTTAATGGCATTAATTATCCTCCATAATCACCGCTGCCTGCTGCACTCCGGTCTTTGCAAGGCTAACTCCAGCACGTAATTTTGCTAATTTTTCATTTTGATCTAATTTTTCGTCTGCAATATTGGCTGCCTGCATTAATTTTGCTCTATTTAGGTCTTGATTTGCTTCATCTGACTCTTTTTTACGTTGATTTTCCATTGCTCGAAGGTCAACCTCACGTGATTTTAGTTTTAACAACGGATCCGCATCAAATTGAGACGTAATTTCTTTCTCTTCTTTAGCAAAATCACCTGTTAGCTCTGCAATCAACACAGATTTTCTTGCTTCTAAATCTTGAGAAATTTTTTGTAATTGTTGTTGAGCTTGTGGATCCTGTTGGGCCATCATTTGTAGCTGTTGTGCCTGTTGTAAGACATCTGCAAACTCTAATTCTACCTGTTCTTGTGCCATCAAACTAATATGTTCAAGAATATTTTTTTGCATCGCTGCCATAACTGGTGGATTATTTCTAACTATGTTAGTGGACATAAAATTTAGGTGAGCTGTAACGTGTGCTCTGTGATCTTGGCCACGAAAAGCTTGAAAAGGTTTACCACCCAAAGCATTTATGTGTTCTAACGCGGGATCCATCGGTTGCATTGGTGCTGGTGGAGGTAATACCGCATCAATATTTTTTATACCAAGTGCCTCATACATCTGTCTGTATGCAAAATATAAATTATGTATTTGTGGATTTGATGTTGCAAGTTGTAATTCTGTCTGTGCCATGGTTATTCTTTGTGCCATAGAAAAAATATTTGGATCTGCAACAGGTAATATATCAACCCTCTCATCAAAGTCTGCTTGTTTTATCTCTCTTGTAGCGCCAACAACATCGTATGGATAAACTGGTGGCAGATAAGTTTTAAATACTTTTGCAAGTAATTTAAATTCTGTTCTCATTGCAGAGTATAATCTTTTGTGAATCGCCGACATCACTCTAGATCCACGCTCTAACAATGCAACTGTTGTTCCAACAGCAGCGGCTTGATTACCATCTCCCACCTGCATATCAGCGATTGCTGCAAATCTCTGACCTGCACCAACCACGACACCCATTAATTGTAATAATGTTGGTGATGGTTCCTTGTATGGTAAAGGCATAAACGCATCTCTAAGATTACCGCCCGGTGCATCCACATCTCTAAACTCGCCTGGCTGTAATGGTGATGCCTCATCTCTAACTCTGATACCTCTCTGTTTAAATCCTGCTGGCAGGTTTGATAATGTTCCTGCATCTAACAATTGACGGAGAGCAGCCGTTGCAGTCCTGCTCAATCCGCCAATCATGTGAATTAATCCAAAGCCATAAAATCCTAGGCCCGGTAAGAATTTAAAATGAACAAAATAATGGATTTTATTTCTCTTTGGATCAGTTGGTTCATAATTACGTCTGATAGATAAAACTTTTTGACTAGCCTCTTCTACGGTAACTATGTAAGGTAATTTAATTCCTGTTGGATTTAATTCATCATCTTTATCTTCAAAACCTTCTAGATCTAGATTTACATGACACTCTAACAGAGTATACATATTTTCTTGTCTGCCAGTTTTTTTAGTTCCTTCTAATTGTCTCTCTTTTTTTGTTAATTCATTATTAGTATCAGGTCCAGGAGGTCCTAGATCTACGTCAGTGTAAAATCCTCCAACCTGTTGTTTTCGTAAATCATTTTCAGAAATTTTTATTGTATGGATAATTGATTCCGCATCGTCTAATGAGGTAGCCGTATACGGAACAATTAAATCCTCGGCAGGTACAAATTTACTTACCGCTCTTCCCAACAAATCGTCGTAATAAACTTTTTTAAATGTAGAACCAGCGAGTGGTAGATGAAATAACATCTGGTCAAATTCAGGTTCATACTCTTCCATCTTCTCCATTAATTCGTAATTCATATAATCCTTAACACGTTGTGATTGAGCTTCTTTTGCTGGATCAGGTTTACCAACTATCTGTGTTCTGACAGGGCCCTCTGCTGGTAGCAATTCTTTGTACGCTCCAGCTTGAAATTGTGTGACAGCTTCTGCAAGAACAGGGTGGGTTGCACCACTAGCTCCTTGAAACGGTTCTGTTCTGTTCTCGTATTTGAATCCTAAAAGATCTAAGCCTTGGATATAACCTTGCTCCCAATCTTTTCTTGATGTTTTGTATTCTTTGTAATCGGCAACTAATTCTAGACCGATTGGTTTTAAAGATTCCTCTGGTAATAATTCTGCTAGATTATCGAAGTGTCCTGGTTGACCTTCGATGTTTACTTTGCTCGGATCAAAATTTACCTCAACGCTTCCATCTTCATTTGGTGTGACTTCGATTCCAGGTTCTTGTGCCTCTAACGCTTTCTCCTGTTCTATCTCTATCTCTTCTTGAGGATTAACCTCGATTGATGTTTTTACGTTTGGTAACGTTTTGTCTATATCTGCCATTTATATTCTCCGGGTTTATTATCTTAACCTGTTTTAAGGGAACATTCAACCCCTGTGGGTTAGGCCCTCTTTTTGGTGGTATTGTTCTAGTTAGTCTTTTAATCATTTATCCTTGTTTCTTTTTATCATGTCTAAAAATGGAAACGCATCATTCTCATCTATTGGATTCATTGTATCAGGACCTGAGCCCTCATCTAACTCTACCTCGTTGTAATATCTAAAATTATCTGCTGCATCTTTCTTTTGTTTTTTAGTCAAGCCTACCCCTAATTCCTCTAGTGCCTCGACCACAGCATCTGCCTCTTCCTTGATATCTAGATTTATAGCAGAATCAAAATTTACATCATCAGGTCCCGCACTGTCAACATCAACTGTCTTGTACTCGAACTCTGGTGCATCAACCTCTACATCATATTTTTCTACTGATTGTGGAAATTCCGGATCAGACAAGAAATTTTGTTTTCCTGATTGACCAGGTCTATAGGTTATGGTGACTGGGAGTTCCGTGTCATAATAACTTGTCGTCCAGTCTAGTGTGATCTCACCATTTGTATCATTCTTACTCATCAATACTTTTTTCTTACCTAGTTTTGTATCAAGAGTTATTTCAAAGAAATCTGGCTCTATACCTTTTATATCTCCTCTGGATTTTAAAATACCTTTTCTCTCGATAGCATACACCGCATCTTTGAACCACGCAGGCATACCTTGAACAGTGTTATCCATCACAGGTGCTGCTCTTGCAACCTTGGCAACTTTTGGTGCAACATCCGTAATACCAAGCATCTTAGCCATCACAACCGTTGCAGTTGCACCTGTTGCTTGTAAAAATTCTCTTCGAGTCATACCTTTTTCACTTAAAACTTTGTCGACTTCTTTCTCTAATATCTTTTGTGTAACCTTATCGTTTGGTAGATTTCTAGCTTTTGCAAAAGAGTTTAATAATTTAAGACCAGGAAATATTGGAGCAGTGACCTCAACGCCAAGGCCAACAGTATCTGCAAGAACTTTTGGACCAACAGTAGAACCTCTATCAATCTGTTTCTGTTCCTCTGCTTTAATTAATTTATCAAGACCAAGTTTTTTTTCTAACGTCGTTGGTGTTATATTTTTTAAAAACTCCGAGAATATTCCTGTGCCTTTTATATTAAATTCTGGCATATCCGTGTAATCCTGAACATAATTATTATTGCCAGTGCCTGTGATTTTAAAAGCAGGTTTTTGTATCAAATCACTTATAAGTTTACCTGTTGCAGGGATAATTCTTGCACCAAATTCTGCTACACGAACACCAGATCGAGCCAACACATCTGCGTAGTATGGATAGTTTCTTGGGTCAATGATGTCATTTAATATCTCTATAGGATTCATGGTCTCTTTGTATGTCTGCATTTTTGGTAGTTCTGCATCAGGATTTGTTAAAAAATATTCTAACTCTGTTGCAAAATTTTCATCGGCTCCTGCTGCACCACCATTACCAAAGTTAGATCTTGGTAGTGGAGTAATCTCAACACCGCCACCTGATGCTTTGCTTATTTTTCCTAAGCCTTCTCTTTCTGTCATACCCATAACTTCAGCTGTGCCAAATTCTAACTTTTCAATAAAATCATCAATAACTTCTTGAGGAAAGTTTGCACCTTTTGGTCCGTAAAATTCTTGAATTTGTAAAATTTTTTGATCAATTATATTTTGACCAAATATTTCTTTTTCTTCTTTAGTTAAATCAGCGTATCTAACTGCATCTGGATTTATAAGATCTACGTTTCCTATAATAAATCGTTTGTCTACTCCAGACATATCAACATTAAAATTATCGGCCGTTAATTTATCACCAACATTTGGAACAATAAGATTCAACTTACCAATTACATTTTTGTGAAAAGGCAAATCGCCTACTGCTTCACCAGCTTTTTCAACAACACTATTGTAATAATCGTCTAATTCTTTTGAAAGTTTATTTAATTCTTGAATATTATTTTTAGTAATTTTTTTATTAAAAAACTTGTCTATACCTTTTAATGTTTTTTCTAATCTTCCAGATGTTCGCATTAAAGTATCATAATTAATTTCTTTACCCTGCCATGTTTGGTTTTGTATATTAAAAATTTTTTTAGCAAGCTCTGGATTATTTAACATTTTAATTTTTTCAGTTAATGCAACTGGCACAGGATTGTGTCCAAATTCTGCAACAGAATTTGGTAGATAAAGATTATCGTTAAGTAATGTTCTAGTAAAAGATTTATTAATTTGTGTTTGTAAATTCATATAATCTTTACCTTCAACTTTAGATCTTAACTTATAATTTTCTGTGCTTTTTTTTCTTAAATTTCCGCTATAGCTTCTAGATTCATAGTTTAACATTTTATTTTTAGAATAATCTTTTAAAGCATCTATGGTTTCTTTAGCTGTAAATCCAACTTTGCCACCAGGTATATCTTTATATTTTAAGCCTTGATCTAATAATAATTCCATTAAAAAATTATCTTTTCTAACTTGCACTTTATCGGAAGTATCCGCAGCTCTTTTTAATCCTATGATATCTGCTAATTCTTTTTTGTTATAAACTTTGTTTAAGTCTAAACCTTTTAATTCTTTGATTCTATTATCTAATATACCTGTGTTTGTTCTTAAAGTAGTTGTTAAAGTATTTAAGTCTACAGGAACTTTAGATTGAGGGATATTAGATTCTAGACCTAACCCTGCTGTATCAAATTTAAAACCTTTTCTATTAGCAGCGTTTACAATTTGTGTGTAGACATTATTTAATTGTTTATTATCTGATGTATCTGTTAAATCAGCTATAGCTCTTTTTAAATTACCGCCGTGTTTTTCTTTAGAATATTTATTTATATTTTCAAAAAAACCCTCTCTGTCATATTCTCTGTTTTGTACAGCTTCTTTTAAAAGTTCTAAACCTAACTCTGTAAAGTCAGGTCCTTTAGGTGGTGGTTTACCACTTTCTGGAGTTTTATCTTCTGATGGTGTTATATTTTTTTGATCTTCTTTATCCTTACTGAAAAATATATCTTTTAATCTCATGCCACCAAGAGTTGCTCCCACTGGTAAAGCCATGCCTGGTACATCTAATGGTTTAAAACTATCAAAGTCTGTAGGATCTTTTTCTGGAAACAAAGGGTTAAGAGTCATGATGTTTGTTCCCATGCTTTGATTTAATCTTTCATCATTTAACTGAAACTTATTACCAAGACTCTTGTCCTCGTCATCAATCAACGTGTTATTTATCGGATCAAATACGTAAGCCAACTATGCCTCCTTTTGCGCCTCTAAACTGATCGCCTTTTTTTCCTGCTCCTCTTAAATAGTCTCTAAGATTTTTTTTGCCACCATGGTCTTGATAGTATTTAAAAGCATCTAATACTCTTCGAAGAACATCGTCTTCTAATTGTAAAATATTATCATAGAACGAGCCCTCAGAAAATCCAACACGTCCACCCTCTGCGTTTAGATCTTTGAATGGTAAGATCTTAGAATCAAACCTAGGTTTGGTTCTAATATACTCTCTAAAACTATCAGGGTCCAGTGTCTGTAATACTTTTTCTTTTTCATTGATCTCTTCACCATAACGTACAATTTGATTCATTCTAAATTCTGGATCATCTATGCCAATATAACCTTGACTTGCCTCATCCGTTGGTTTTTTGTATACGCTAAAAAGTTTTAAATCATCTGTAAGTTGTTGTTGTATCTCTGTGGGTGTTAGATATTCCAAAGCATTTTTTGGCCCCTCTTTCTGTATCGGTTGTATGTTGTTTCTCTCAAGCCATTGAAATATGTCCTCGTTATCAGGATCAAAGTTATCTAATTTTTCAAACACCTCGTTACCAAAATGTTTTCTCCAGATACGAACAGGATCCGGTGCAAAAAAATCAGCGCCACTATAATGATGTGCACCCTTAACTAAATTTTCATATATCTTATCATTTAGATTTATAATACCTTTTTCATGCAGCTTTGGTAAAAAGAAACTACCATAGCCTCTATAGTTTGGTGAGTTGGGTCTATCGAAACCTGGACCATCGTACAATCTTTTCAATCTTAATTTTTTCTCATCTGTAATTTTTTCTGTTTTAAATCCTTTTTCAAGGTCGTCCATTGCTTTTTTTAATTTCTTTTGTGTATCTTTAAATTTATCAAGAGCACCTTCCAAAGATAATTCATCAACTGGTGCCTCATCTATCTGAGCGGCGTAAATATCCTCTGGTTTCTTGCCCTCGCTGATGATACCTTTCTCTAATTTATTTTTCTCTTCCGTCACTCTTCTAAACACACCAAGGTTGTAGATTATATTATCCCTCTGTGTCTGTGATAATCTTATGTCAGGATTCTCTTTTAAAAATCGTATGGTCTTATTAAACTCACCTGCAAGATCTCGCTCATACTCGAATATGTATCTATATCTCTTATCTCGACCTATATTTGCAACAGAAAAAGGTTTGAATCTGCTGGCATCTGTTAATCTTGAACCAACGACCATTAAATTTCCTCGCTGTTCTTTTGTTAATACTTTGCCTAAAAACTCTATACCCTCTTGACTACTAGCGATACCACCCTTTGGCTTTGGCTTCGAGGCGATCAGTTGTTGTAATAATTTTATTATATCATCCATTAATAATACACTCTCTTAACTTTTGTGGTCTCCTCATCAACATAATCCTCTGGATGTTGCAAGAAACCTCCCTGTCTGAATCGCATGAGAGCCTGTGTGGTCGAGTCGACCAGGTCATCATGATCGCCATACGGAAATGCTGCACACTCCTCTATGACATCATCCGCAAACTTTTGTTCGGGAGCCCATATCATACCAGATTCGAAC